TCAGCTGTTCATCTGCTTCATGATACTCTTCACTTCCTCACTCGAGTACCCCTCTTTCAGCAGCTCGTTCCGGATCGCACTGTCGCTCCGCCCCTGGCTGCGCAGGCGCGCCGCGCTGTAAGGCACCAGCGTCCCGCTGGAAACACCGCTCTTCCCGGCCGTCAGCCCGCTGCCGGAAAGACCGCTCTCCGCCTTGGCGCTGGCATTCGTACTAGCCTGCCGGGCACTCTGGGCCGCTTTCGACTGCTTGAGCGCCCACTCGCCCTTGGCAATGTCCAGCTTCTCCGAGGCAAGATCGTTGCTGAACTGCTGCTGGCGCAGCGTGTCCTGATACTCCCGTTCGGCCAGCTCGTTTTTATATTGCTGCTGGGTCAGGCTGTCCTGCCGCTGCAGCTCCTTCATCCGCTGCTCCCAGGCGGTATCGGCCCGGCTGTCCGCATAGGCCCGCTCACTGGCCGCCCGGTTATAGCGGCTGTTGGCCAGATTGCCCGCCAGCGTGCCCAGGCCCGTGGTGCCCGTGATGGCCAGCTGGACCACATCGCCCAGGAAGCCCAGCACTTTCATGGTGCGGTTGAATTTTTCCTGCTTCCGGCTGGCGGCCTGCTGCTCCTGCGCCGCATAGTAGCCATACAGGGTGTCCAGCCGGTTCAGGTAATCCTGATACTGCCCGTAGTCCTGCGCATAGGCCGCGTTGTAGGCGTCGCCTTTCTGCTGCAATTGGGTGTAATAATCGGCCAGCTCATTGTTGTAGAGGTTCTGGTCGTTCTGTTCCCGGACACCCAGCTGGTCCAGCTTGGTCACCAGCTCCTCGCCGCCGCCCGTGTAGGTATCCAGCGCCAGCCGATATAATGTAGGGATGGCCTCACTCAGGGCCCCGATCTGCTGCTGGTAGGCCTGCTGTGCCACGCTGGCCGCATAGCTGGAGCCATAGCCGCCCGTCAGGGCTGCCGCCTGCGCGGCGGCATCGGCGCTGGCGTTGGCTGCGTTCTGGGTGTACAGCTGGGCGTACTGGCGGTAGAGCGGGTCCTGTGCGTAACTGTACTGGAAACTGTCCCGCCCCAGCAGGGCATCCATCAGCTCGTCCATCTTGTCCTGATAAGCGCTCTGGTACTGCCCCGGGCGGTTCTGCTGCCACTGCTTCAGGTCATTGGCCGCGTCCGTCACGTTCTGGGAGGGCCGGTACTCCGCCCCGGCCAGGGCGTTCTGCACGTCGGAGCGGCTGTTCAGGTCTGCCGTGCTGTAACCGCTCTGCGGGGCAGCCGCCTGCCGCGCCGCCTCGGCCGTTTTTTGCGCCTGTGCAAGCTGCTCTTCTTTCTTTTTGCTCATCTGTTCTGATCCTTTCTTAGGGGAGCTTCTGCAGCCGGGTGCGCAGCTCTTCGGAGAGATTCTCCGTATCCAGGTTGCTCAGCACATACTGCAATTGCTCCTGCATCTGGTACAGGTAATTCCGCAGGGCCCGGGCGTCGTCCGGGTCCATGTTCTCGCTCAATCTGGGCAGGCCGATCTTTCCCAGCCCCGTGATGCTTGCCATCGTTCAGCCCTCCTTTCCGGCGGCAAAGATGCCGCCCTGTGCTTTTGCCATCGTCTTTGCCAGGCCGCGCAGGGTGATCTGCCCCGCCCCTTCCAGACGCAGCCGGAGCGTGCCGCACCGCCGGGGCGCAAAGGGCAGGTCGATGCTCTGCCGCTTCGCCTCCACGGTCTTTTCCGCCAGTTTTTCCCAGGGGCCGCCGTCGTAGCTGACGCTCACTTCCAGTCGGCTGGGCACTTCGGCGTCCAGCCGCAGGGTCAGCCGGGAGAGATACTGCTCCTCCAGCGCGTCCATCCCGATGTCCCCGGTGGTCAGCGCAAAGGGGATGCTCTCCTCCACGCCGTCCGTGTTCTGTCCGTCCGGCTCCCGACTGGGGTCGGCGGCCCAGAGGGCCTGCCCGTCCCACAGGTAGAGCTGCCCGCCCGTACCGGCCATCTCCTCCGCGCGGAGGTCTTCCTCCTGCCACAGCCCCCGCTCCGTGTCATACACCAGCAGCCGGGCCGTGTTTTCTTTCCCGCTGCCGCGGGAGAGACAGAGGTAATACCGCCCGTCCAGCGCTCCGCCCAGCGCCCGCTGCACGTTGGAGAGCCGGGCGGCATCCAGCGCCGTGGACACCTTGGTGGGCAGGCTGCCATCCCACGCCATCACCCCGTCTGCCGAGAGATAATAGAGCGTCTCATTCAGCACGCAGAGGCTGCGGCCCGCATTCCGGGCCACGCCCCGGCAGCGCAGAGAGCTGAGCTGAAAATCCGAGGGCTTGGAGCCATAGAGCTTGTGGAGGGCATTTTCCTTGAAGAACAGTGCGTACCCCATGCAGGTAGCCGCCCCGGTAAAGGGGCCGTCGCTGCCCACGGTCACGGCATAGCTGTCCGCCGCAATGCCACGGTAGGAGAACCAGTTGGTCGGGTCGCCCAGCTTGCAGGCGTAGATGACGTTTTCTTTGCTGGAGCAGCCCCACACCCGGTTGTCGCACTCGGTCACAAAATCAAGGTCGGGGATTTTCCGCTCCACCTGCACCGGGCCCTCCACGGCGTACACGGCCACCTCGCTGCCATCAATGCTGGTCCACTTGGCGGTGGTGCCGTTCTGGGCAAATTTCCCGTAGAAATGCGCCCCGCCGGGCGTTGCTTTCACCCGCAGCCAGCCCTCCTGCACCTCGTAGACGATGCGTTCCCCGTCCAGTTCCTCAAACTGGCCGCCCTGCTTTGCGGCGGTGCCCTGCACCGTCACGGTATCCCAGGCCCGGAACCCTTTCCCGATGCCCTCCGCCGTGACGCGGCAGTAGTCCAGCGGGATGGCCGACCAGTTGCCAGACACCGCGCTGTAAATTTCCAGCGTGCTGTCGCTGCTCCACGGGCGGCGGATGTCCTCCACTTTCAGGAACAGTGCTCCGTCCGCCGGGTGTTCCGGCTCGGTCCGGCCATATTCCTCCGCTTCATAGGTCCTGCCCTCGGCGTCGCAGGGGGCAAACTCCACCTGTTCCCCGCTCCACGCGGCCCCCAGCGGCTGGAGGGTCCGCTCTGCCGTGTCAAAGGCTGCTTTGTCCGGGAAGATCAGAATTTTTGTCCCGATGCCCACCAGCGTTTTTTTGCTGTCCGCCACGGCGTTTTCCAGCGTCACCGCCGCAGCACCCGCTTCGTCGGGCGTGTAGATCAGATTTTTTCCGCAGACGGTCAGCAGCCCGTTGAGGTGATACATCCCGTTCAGGTTTTCCACCTCTCGCAGCTTCCTGCGGGGCGTCCGGGTGCTCAGGGCCGGGAAATTCCGGGCCGAAAAATTGATGCCCGCGCTGTACTCCGCCTCCGAGCAGGCGTAGGTCTCGTTCAGCCCGCCAAAGGCCCGCAGGAGGGTACGGCTGTTCTGGATGCCGCTTCGGTTTGCCAATGTCACAGGTACTGTCCCTCCTTTCACCAGCGCCACCGCGCCCCGGCCCGGGGCGGGTACCGCTGCCTCAGCCAGACGGCCAGCTCTGCGGCCAGCGCGTTATATTGGGACTGCTCCCCGGCATAGCGGGCCGTCTCGCCCAGAGCGGCGTCCATCCTGGCACAGAGGTAGTGCGGGTAGAGGGCATCAAAAGGGGCCGGGGCCAGCAGTTCAGCGTCCTCCGCCAATTGATCGTTCCATGCCCGGTCCGCGCCCACGGCATCGTAACTGCCTGCCGGGCAGTTTTTAAAAAATTTCTCCCGCAGCATCCCGTCCAGCTCCACCAGCCAGCGCTGCCGGGTGCGGGCGGTGATCTGGCACCCCGGGCGGAGCTCCTCGGCCCGGGCCAGTGCTTCTCCAACGGTCATGGTTCCCTCCTCAAGTGTCACTCATCTCCGCCGCTGCAATGCGGGCGGCGGTGCGCTCGTCCTGCTGCTGGCTGTGCTCCAGCACCTCGGCCACCTCCGGCGGCACCTCCACTTCCACGCCCCGGCGGATCTTATAGTTCACGCCGTTGACGCTCACAAACAGGTCTCCCTTGTAACGGCTGTTGTCCTTGAACAGCCGGATCCGAACATTTTCCATCTTCCATCCTTTCTGCCCTCTGTCACAGGGCCCGCACTTTTGTGCATTTTCAAAACTTTCGCGGTCTGGTGCCGTGGCCCGGCCTGCCAAGGGCTCCCCTGCTAGGAAAGACTCCCCCGGCCGGGGGAGGTGGCACGCAAGTGCCGAAAGGGGAACGGCTGTCTGCGCAGCAGACTGAGAGGTCCTGCCGGGCCAGCACTCTTTAGTTCGCCGTCACCATGCCGGAGTAGCTGGACACGCTCTCAACGCGCACCATGTACTGCTCCACCAGACGCTCAGCCGCGCGCATTCCTTTCCAGCCCACGGAGGCGCGCTGGTTCAGCGGGTCGTCGCCGTAGCCCAGCTGCTTGACGATGTGCTCCAGACCGCCGCCCTCCAGCTCGGTCACACCGTAGGCGTGGGCACCCAGCACCAGCGTGCCAAAGACAGCCAGACCGGTGGGGCAGGTCTCATCCCGCCAGATCTTGGCCTCGCTGGTCTCCACGAAGCGGATGTTGCCCAGCTTGCCGATCTCGCCGCGGTACATGGTGTCCGGGTCGGCGTACTTGTGCACCTCCACAAACTCCTTGCTGGTCTTCAGGTCGTAGGCCGCATAGGGGTGGATGATGGCAATGTAGCTGTCACCGATGGGGTCCGCGTTCATGGCCCCCAGCTGCGCCGCGGCCCGGAAGAAGATCTTCGGGGTCAGGGTGCAGGTCTTGTCCAGCGCCTTGCGGCTGTTCACGGCCGTCTCGGTACCGTCCTCCGCCACCTTGGGCACATAGAGGACATTGGTGCCGCCTGCCAGCACGTCGCGGGTGATGCTGTCCATGGTGCGGCCCGCCTGGCTGGCCAGCACGCGGGTGGCCTGCACCACATTGTTGTCAATGGCCGTCATCTGGAGCACATCGGTCAGCGGGGTCCAGCCGCCATACTGGTGCAGGTCGCTGGTGATCGTGGTCACGTTCAGGGTCTGGCCATTGGGGGTCACGCCCTCCGTCAGAGGCGTGGAGGCCTTGGGCAGGCTGTCGTACTTGCGGAATTCAATGGTCTTACCGCCGTTCTGGGGCACGGGGTAGTAGTCCGCAAACTGGTCATGCACAAGGCGGGGCTCTGCCTGGTCGATGAGGCGCTTCTCGTAAAAGGTCTTCATCTCCTTGGTCATGGTGGCCGTGGTGTTGTTCAGGCTGGCCGACGCATCCGCGAACCGTTGGAGATCGATCTTCATTTCGTAGTTTTTCATGTTGTTTGTCCTTTCTGTATCCGTAAAATGCTTTTTAAAAGAGGGAATTCCCTCTTACATTGATTCTTGGCTCCCCTGATAGGGGAGCTCCGCAAGGCGCTGGCGAAGCCAGACCGCAGCGGTGAGAGGTTAAAACTTGATTTGCACCCCGTGCAGCGCCTGCCGCTCCAGCGCTTCCCGCTGGGCCCGGGTCATGCTGGCCACGTCCGCTCTGGTCACCGCCGCGCTGCCGGGGCGGGTGCCGTTTTCCGCCGGGCGGGAGGCCCGCTGCCGGATCCGCTCCACCACCCCCTGCTCCACGGTCCGGGCTGTCTGGCGCAGGGCATCGCTGTAATGGGCAAGACGGTAGGCATCCCCCAGCCGCATCCCGGGCAGCTGCATCAGGCGGCGCATCTCCGGGTCCCGCAGCTCTGCTTTCAGGGAGAAGCCCGGCACGTCCCGGCGCAGCAGGGCTTCCTCCGCCGCCCACTGAGCGTGCAGCTGCTCCACAAAATCACGGCCCGGTGCGGGCAGACGGGGCGGCAGGCGTGTTTCCGGCGCTTCCGGTGCTGTGGGCTCTGCCGCCGGTTCCGGCTGCTCTGTTTCCCCGGCTTCTTCTGCCACTGCTTCCCGCGGCGGCTGCGCCGGGGCCTCTGCCTCCGCTGCTTTCATCGTGCCCGACGCAATGGCCTGCTGCTGTTGGGCGCGGCTCAGCGCCGGAGCAGGAACAGGCGGTGGTGCGGCACCGCCCTCCCCCTCCGCAAACAGCTGCAGGTCCACCATGCACTGCTCCCCGCGGCCGCTCAGGTCCGCAAAGCGCACGTTGTCCGGGTAGCGCTCTGCCAGCAGGGCAAAACCTGCCTTGGCAAATTCAAACGCTCCCTCCACCCAGGGCTTCCGCGGGGCAGCCGCTGTCACGGCCAGGCGCGGGCCCTCCGGCTCGTCCCAGGCATCGCTTTTGGCACTTTCCTCCCCGGCCAGCAGATAGACCAGCGTCTGCATCAGGGTGCTTGCCCCGGCGCACACGATGTCCTGCCCGGCCGGGGCATAGCCCGCATGGCCCGCCGCTTCCAGCCGGAGGGTCGGGCCGCTGGGGCCGTCCAGTTCGGTATAGGTCACTTTGATCATGAAACCGCTCCTTTCATCGCTCTTGCCGCTGCCGCCGTGCTCAGGTTCTCTCCCGGGCCGCTCAGGGGCCCTTGTTTCAACTGCACCAGCTGGCTCTGCAGCTGCTCCAGCCTCTGGGCCAGCGTGCCGTTCTGGCGCACCCGCTGGCGGACTTTTTCAATGCCCTCAAAATCCATCATTTCCAGCGCCGCCAATGCCGCGTCTGCGTTCCGCGGGGCAAAGAACCCCAGCTGGTAGCACTCTTTTGCCGTCTCATTCTGGGAGAGGCGGCTGAACGTTGATTTCTTCTCCGCGCTGACCACGATATCAAAAACGGGCTCCCGGCTGCCCAGCTCCACACCGCCCACACCGGGCAGGGCCTGTGCCCGGAGCGCCGCGCCGGAAAAGTGCACGAACTCGCTCCGGCCCGTCTCCCCGATGATCCGGAATATCCGCTCCTCGTCGTAGAACTGCCGCATCAGGTCAATGATGAGGTAGCATTCTTTGGCAAAGGCCCGGTAAGCGCTCTTGAGCATATCACGGGAGAGCTTGCTGCCCGCCTCCTGCAGCGCCGCAATGGCCGAAGCCGCCGTCACGCCGCCCGCGGTGCCGCCCTGGGTCATGTCCCGGTTGCCGCTGATCTCTTTCAGCTCCTCAATGCGGCTGTTGCGGTAGCTCAGGCTGTTGCCCTGCAGGCCGGTGGTCTGTAAGGGCCGGAAACTGTCGTCTCCCAGCCGCCCCACCACATGCACGATGTCCCGGGAGAAGTCCGCCAGCTCTTCCTCGTTCACCCCCGCCGCGTCGCTCAGCACATACCGCTGTTTGGAGGAGAGCAGGACGTTCTCGTCCATGGCGTGGTTCATCCGGTCAATGGCGGTCTGGCACTCTTTCATCACGTCGATGTACCCAAAACCCGCCGGGCTGTCCTCCTCCACAAACAGCGGGTCAAACACAAACGGATACTGGCCGTGGTCGTAAAAACCGCGTCCGGCGTATTCCGGGTCGTTCTCGCTGGCGTAGAGCACCACCCCGTTGCAGAACTTGCAGTAGTGGAGCACCCGGCGGCCCTCCGCGTTCCGCTTTTTGTAGTACCAGTCCACCACCACGCTCTTGCCGTTGGTGTCCAGCCCGCCGTCGTGGAGGTAGTGGGGCACCTCCAGCGCGCTGGTGCTGTGGCCCTCCAACTGGGGCCAGCGCTCGGTCAGCTGGTCCGTGTCTTCCAGGCTCAGGGAGAAAAAGTTGGGTGACGCCTGGATATCGTCCACGCCCGGCTCCCAGTAGAGCATCAGCAGGTTCATGGGCCGCACCGTGATCTCGCCCACACCGCCCCGCTGTTCCGGGTCCCAGAACACCCCCTTGACGCCGGTGCCCTGCTTGAGCTTGCGCCACCAGGTGTCGCTGTACACCTGCTCATAGTCCGCCTGTTCCAGCACCACAGGCAGCACGCTGGAAAGCACCCGCGCGGTCTGCTCATCGTCCGGGGCCCGGGGCAGCACATTGGGGGCCGGGTAGTTGTCCATGGCGTCAGCATGCTTGTTGGCAATGGAGTTGAACAGCCACCCGCTGGACGGTTGAGGCTTGCCCTCCATCATGGGGTTCTGGTAATTTTTCCAGTGCCCCATCCGGAACCACAGCTCGTTGTCCACCAGCCGTTGGTCCAGCGCCGCCTTGCCGACCTTGTACTTCTGCAAGATCTGCTCTGCCCGCGCCACCTCCTCCGCCCCGATGGGCGGCTTGTTCTCAAAATCAACCAAAATATCTCCTTTCTGCCCTCTGTCACGGGGCCCACTCTTTTTCGTATTTTCAAAAACTTTCGCGGTCTGGTGCAGTGGCCCGGCCTGCCAAGGGCCATCCTCCCTCTGTCGCTTGCAGCGCCATCTCCCTCCGGCCGGAGGGAGTCTTTCCTGTCAGGGGAGCTGGCGAGCGCAGCGAGACTGAGAGGTTATACTCTGTAAAATCTTGGTCTTCCCCGCAGCTCCAGCGGGTCATCCCGGAGGGGCGGCACCGTCTTCTGCCGGGGCGGCGCGATGGGATGTTCCATCAGCACATAGCGGCACTCGTCGTAAATGTGGTCTTCCTGCCGGGTGTCGATGTCCTCCACATTGCTCTCGTCGTACACCAGGTTCGGGATGGTCCGGATGAAATGCCGGCAGGTGCTGAACACCTGAAACATCGGCCTGCCCTCCCCGTCAAAGGCCAGCCGGTAGTGGAACTGCATCTTGCCCGCCAGCCGAGTGTGGTCGCCGGGCCGCCAGTGCAGGAAATTGGGCGCCCGCTCCATCATCGCCGCGATGCTCTCGCCCCGGCTCTCGTCAAAGATGGCGGGGTCCGCGATGCCCTGAATGACCCGCCCCCGGAGCAGCGGGTCGTTCTGCTCCACTTCCCGGATTTGTCTTGCCTGCTCCGCCGGGTCGATGCGCAGGCCCTCGTTGGGGCGTCCGGTGCAGCCGTACAGTTCCTTGACGCGGTAGAGCCGCCCCTCTTCGTCCGCCGCATACCATCCCACCGAGAACGGCTTGGAGAAACCGAAATCGTAACCCCGGTAAATTTTCCAGTGCTTCGGGATGGCAAACGGCGCAATGACATGGGTCCAGCGCTGGTCCTCATAGTGGGCCGGGTCGTTCCGCCACTCGGTGAACACCTGCCCCTGAAAGCTGTCCCAGCTGCCGTAGAGCAGGGCCTGCTTTTCCGCTTCCGGCAGGCTGGCCAGAGCCGCCAGATAATCCGGGTCGTTTTCCAGCAGGGCCGGGTTATCGAACACGCTGGACGGGATGAACACCCGCGCCCGTTTCAGTTTTTTCTCCGTGCCGTCCGGCATCCGCACCGGGTATTCTTCCACGATGGGCGTACCGGGCGGGGCCGGTGTGATGAACCGGGCCTTGACCCAGCCGTGCCCCACCCCGCCGGGGTTGGTGGTGGCCCGGAGATACACCCGGGTGCCCGGGCCGGTAGGGCGGTTGCGGCTCATCAGGTAGCTGTACTCTTCCCATTCAAAGTGGGTGAGCTCATCAAAGCCGATAAAATCAAAGGCCTTGCCCTGATAGTTCGTCCGGTCTTTGGTGTACTGCAGGGAGCCAAAATAAATCTTCGCCCCGCTGGGGAACACCCACACATGGCTGGTGGCGTTGTACTGCGCCCCGGGGAATGCCCGGCGGTAGTACAGCTGGCTTTTGTCCACAAGGTCGGTCAATTGCGGGTAAGTCTTGCGGAGGATGAGGGCCCGGTAGTGCGGGATGTGCACCTGCCGCAGCGCCTCGATCACCAGCGCGTCGCTCTTGCCGCCGCCTGCCGCCCCGCCGTAGAGGGCTTCCGGCTCCGGCCGCCGCATAAATTCCAGCTGCCTCGGCTGGGGCCGCCAGACCACGGCGGCTCTTTTTGGTTCACTCATGCTTCCTCCACCGACGGCAGCAGCACCACGCCGCAGACCGTGCCCTCGGCCTCTACGCCCTGCTCGTTCAGCGCCCTCGCCACCGCGGCCAGGTCTTTTAAAACAGCGGTGGCTTCTTTCAGTCCCTTGAAGCTGCCGGGGTCTGCCGGGCCGTCTTTGTCCGCTGCCTTTCTGGCCGTTTTCTGCCGGGCGTTCAGCTCCCGGACTTCCTGCGCCAGCAAGGTACTCAGGGTGTCGGTGGCCCGCTGTAAGCTTTCCATGCTCTTACTGGCGGGCTGTTTTGTCTGCCCCAT